GGACAGGTCGGTGTCATCATAGACGCCAATGATCTGCAGGCGCTTGACCGTGCTTGGCCGCATATAGACGCGGTGCGTGACGCGCTTGGCGTTGGACAGGTCGGTGGCGGCGCTGTTGACGATCAGGTTGTCGGCGTCAACACTCTCGCTGACGGGGCGATTACGCAGAGGGCAAAAGTAGACCTTCTTGAACGACGTGCCACCAAAACCCAGCATCAGCAGCATGCGATCCGTGTCTGGGTAGTATTCGCGTGCCGTGCTGGTCAGATAATGGTTCATGTCCTTCTCAAGCGCGTTGGCAATCTCGTCGCGCTGCAGCGTGCTGCCGTTAGCATCATCCCGAATCTTTACGGGTCCGTCGGTCGGCAGCAGTTCGGATCGTGCGTTGGCCTGAAAGCGCAGGACGGCTTCCTGCAGAAGCGGGTGGCGGACCTTTGACATGCCCTCAATTGGCGCGCCGTCAGCCGCACCATTCAGGCCAGGGATTTCAATCTTGAGGCCCAGCAGCTTAATGCCTTGGGCGCGATCCTCGATCCATTCGCTGCGGCTCTCAAGGTCATCCTCAACGCCACGGATAAGGTCGTCGGCAATGTTTTGCAATTCTTCGTCGTCAATCTCGCTGACAAGGTTGTCAAACCAGCCCTCTGGGGGCGTCTTCTCGTTGTCGGCGTCTTTGAGTGGCTTACCATCCAGCGACAGCGTGATTGATCCGTCGCCGTGTTCGATCTTAAGGATCGCGCCGTCTTGGGAAATTTCTGGAATGTCTTCAGGCTCCGCGTCATCATGCTCAACGGTTACATCCATCGGGCCAATCGCGGCATCAGCTTCATCATCATGCATACGGATATTTGGGTTCAAGCCTGACATTGTATTCCCTCAAAGGTAATGGCTGCGCCCACATTAGCAGACGCAGCCAAGAATATCAACGCACCCCGTTTCGAGACAGGATTTTGATCATGGTCCGCTTGACCATAAGCTGGTACTTGATACCGTTGATTTTGTCAGTGTCACCGCGCCATCTGGCGTCAGCAATATTTTCAAGAAGTTTGTCGGTGTCTGACCGCAGCCCGACGGCGATTTTGTCCCTGTCAGTCTGATCTGCGGGCATGTCACCCAGAAGTGACAGCGCAACCCGCTTGATCTGCTGGTTGGTGCTGGTCACTCGTAAATGCCATTCTCAATCACGCGACGCAGGGTTGTCACAAATGGCGTGTCGGTCTTCTTGGCAAAATCGTCCAAAAGCTTAAACACGTCCTCGCTTACCCTGCACGACACGAGCCTGCCACCGCCAGAATTGATTGGGTTTGTGGGTTTGTATTTCTTCATTCTAACACCGCCTCCACGGGTTCGTTGGCTTGGTTCTGGTATTTGCCGTCATAGTAGGCGTTGCAGGATGTCTGCCGTTGATGATCATCACACATCCTCCAAGTGCGCTGTGGATACGCCATTGCAGGTGTCGATGCGTAGGACTGCGATGCGGTGAGGTTCGGCGTAAGAGTCTGTTTCTTTGCGCGAATCAGTAAAAAGACCAGTAGTTCCTTTAGGATATATGTTACACCACATTGATTTCACCGCAGGCGCAGGCTTGCCACGGTATACTATCTCGTCGCACCATGCAGACCTAACCACAGAACTCCACCCCCCCTGACGGAAGCTATAAAACTCCCAGCCCCATGGCCAGTTTTTAAGAGATTTCCTGCTGTCCTCATTCAAAAATGCATACTGGATCAGGTTTGTTGTTGGATCAAAGTCAGTCATGGGTCACCCCCATCACACAGTCGCCGCCGCGCCACTCATAGCCAGCCTTGATACAGATTTGTATTGGACTGGGGCTGAGAAGAAAGATTATGCTGCACAGCACGATCCCCACCATTGCCATGTTAAAAAAAATGTCTTTTCCCTCTTCACTCATTTCTTCACCGCCCGCGTAATGGTTCCCTTGGTGCCGTCAGCGTAGTGGATGATGACGCTTGGGTTTTCCCAACTGTAATCGTCGGCATCTTTTTGCAACCATTCAAGCATCGGCTCACCCTCGGTGTCCAACTTTCGGCCCTCATACCAGCGGTCGCCGCAGCAACGGCAGTCACGACCCTCGTCAACGCCATCATAATAAACGCCAATTCCAAGTGCGTAAATTTCTGCTTGCTCATAGTCGTCCGATTCAATGACTACCCGCCAAGTCAGGTCGTCATTGACAACAAAGTGACCGCCAGAATTGTTCTGGTTCCACATAAAAAAAGCCATAGTTCATACCTCATGTTAATGGTTGAAGCTCATAGTTATCAGACTGGTGTAATCCAGTCAACATCATCATCAAACTCTTCGACAAAGCGGCGGATGCCCTCCATCGCCATGGATGTCTCGTCCTCGCCCTCAATGACGTAGGTGCGGGTCACCCCGCTGTGATCTCCCGCGCCCACCACCGTCACCGTGTCGCCGTCAATTGTAGCGTTGCACAGAATCCGACTCATCGGCTTCCCCCCTCTTTGCTTCAATCATATGAACACCCGCCTCCTGAAACATCCCGATGACATCAAGGATTGTGTCCGCCTCATGGCCCTCAACTGAAAAACTAAGTGTTACTATGGCCAGCCCGACGGTTGCGGCTTCAACGATGTCAGAAGTCTCAAAGTTTCCTTTTAAGCCCTCGACCATAATGAAGTCCGCAATATTAGAGGCAAGCAGTCTCATGGCGTCGGTCATTTTTGCTCCCTCACTGTCTGATCAAACAGTTCGGCCACCGCATCGACCAAGCTGGTCTTAAGATTGGCAAGGTCCGCACCATCCTTCTTCAAGGCAAAAGCCATGATGACGGTGGAAACAAGCATTGCGTTCATCATTTCATTGTCAGTTAGGCCGTTTTCCTCGCCATACTTAAGCGCCATAATCCCCATGGACTCGGCCATATCGGTTATTTTATTGATGTCGTCCATAATATCTCCATCATACGTTGTAGAGCGGCACGTCCCCGTTCCCGTGGAAATTCTTGCTGCCCTCGATTTCAGCCATTCGTTCTGCGGCTCGTGTAAGCATACCCACATCCCGCAAGTGTTTCAAGGCCATACTCACGGTATCCACAAGATCGTCATGCTTTCCGCGAGGGAAGGATGATGTCTGCCTGATAACCATCTCGGCCCAGTCTTTATCGGGTGCGAAGACCATGCCCTCGCTGAATATGTGCTGCACCGAATACAGGCGTGCCACCTTGTCGAGGGTCTTGGGGTCATACATCTGGACGCTGAAATCCTCATTGCCAAACAGACGCCGCATCTCCTGCGCCACCGAGTGTCCCGCCGCCTTGTTCTCGATCAGCAACACATCGACCTTCATGCGCTTGCACATGTCGGCCACCTTCTCGGTCAGGTCATGCACCTCAAGCTTGCCCTGCCACGCGTACATCAGCATGGCCTTCGGAACGGGTCCGAGCGACGACGACTGAAAGCTGCGGGTGATGTCCATCTGCCGCCCGTATCGGTCCACCGATCTGGTGGCCGCCGAATCAGAACTGCCGCCGAAGACGCCCCAGATTGTCAGCGCCGACGGGTCGTTTTCGGCCTTTAAGGTGTAGGCGGTGTCCAGCGATGCCACGATGTATTCGATGGGCGGATACTCTGGCCGATCCCACAGTTGCCACCAAGCGTCCTGCACGATCCCGCCGCCCCGTGGCTCTGGGGACTGCGCATACTGGCCTGCCGTTGCATACGGCCCCATCGCAGCCTCGTCGCGCTCCACCACATGCATAGGGAAGCGGTCTGGGAACAACAACTCGCCATCGTCTTCGCGGGGGTCTTCATATCCCAGCATCGTCGGCTGCGCCCGCAGCGGGTCGTACCGCATCGGAAGCATGATGTGGTCATAACCCATGCCACCCGCGTCGAGGATGATGCCAGACACGTCCTGTTCGTGCAGTCGCTGCATCACCACCACGATGGCGGATTTGTCGGGATTGTTGAGGCGAGACGTGACGGCCTCTTTGAACAACTGCGTGACAGACTGACGCTTGGCGTCCGAGTTTGCGTCATCCACCGAGTGCGGATCGTCGATGATCACGCGGTCGCCACGGTAGCCTGTGATGCCCGTGAAGGCGCACGCCTGCCGCGATCCTGTGGCGGTTGTCTCAAACTTGCCCTTGGCGTTCTGGTCACCCACAAGTTTGACGCGGTCGCCCCAGTGTCCCTGATACCATTCGTCGCTGACCAATCGACGCATCCGCAGACTGTCACGCAGCGCGAGTTCAAGGCTGTGCGAGGCGCATACATACCGCATCGACGGCATGTTCTTCGGACCCCATTCCCACGCGGGCCAGAACACGCCCACCAGCAGCGACTTCATGGTGCCTGGCGGCACGTTGGTCAGCAGGCGGTTGTAATACGTCCCGTCGTCCAAGATCAAGCCGCTTGTGATGGCCTCAAGGTGCGCGCAGATGAAGTCGATGTGCCAGCCGTGGACGTAGGGCTGCTCAGGCTCGATGACGTGCCACGCGGCCTTGACGAACGCCGCCAGCGATATCTCGCAGCGCCGCTTCTCGATCACCTTGCGCTGCGCCACCGCGTCAATGGCAAACGGAAGCTTAATTACTGACATCAAGAATTTTTTCCAGCGTCTCCAGTTCCTCAAGGGACAGATTAGACACGTCGATGGTGTTCTGCACCTTGATGGGCGCATCCTCAACGCCGCCGAGGAATGTCTTGTCGCCGTATTTCTTGGGATTCATGCGGCCCAGCGCCCACTTGCGCGAGTCAACCCGAAGCTTGCTGCGCTGCACATGCTCACCATTCAGCACCACCGATGTCGGGTCTTCCGAGTTGCGCAGCATGAAATCATTGGTGCCGTCGTCAGAGATATCCATGATTTCCTCGAACATCGCATCGGCCCGCATCTGCATTGCACGCGCATATTGCGCCGAACGATCAGGGTCGGCGTTCAAAATTTTCATCAGCGTGCTAATAGCTGGCATGTGTTCATCTTTGCAAATAGTTCGGACACTCTCACCCGTCACCATCCGCTCACAGATTTCATCAAACAGTTCATCGGTCATATCAAACATAACAGGCATCGCCGCCACCTCATTTATGGGATGGCGGCAATATAGCATGTGCAGGCCCAACAGTCCAGTTGAGGGTGCGCGGCCTCAGTGGGGAGTTTTTACACCTCGCCGCGCTGATGTGGATTGCGCCGTCAAAATGGCGCGGCTCTCACACCTGACCGCCAGCGTTTACCCGCTGGTCAGGGCAACCGAGCGGCGCAGCTTTGTCTTCATCTTCTGCGCCACATTAAACGGGACAGCCATACGCCCCATTTCATAATTCATCACCGAGTGTACGTGCATGCCAAGGGCAAACGACAAGTCGCTGCGCGTAAGCTGCATTTTCCTGCGCGTCTCCTTAAACTCTTCCTTGGTCATGTATGGCTCGATCACGCCGCTGCGCTGCAGGGACGCCCGTGCGATGTCTTCGCCCAACTCGGTCAGGAAGTACACACGCTGCATTGGGTCGGCCTGCGGCCCGATTGGCTTGGCCACGCCCTTACGGCACATCAGAGCCAGTGAGAGAGTTGCTGACCGTGGCGCGAGGCCCAGTCGGCGGCTCAACTCTCCCGCCGTCCACATCACAAATTCTTTCCGTGATTTGTGCCAGAATGCGTTCATCATAAAACGCATATCATAATCCAGTGACTGCGTGAGGTTTGCCGCCTTGATATCCTCGGCCCAACTCTCGCGCAAAGCATCCTCACTCCAGCTATCAAATATATCGCTCATGTTCATTCTCCATATAACCCGTGTGAACTCAGTAACATGCCCCATCGGGGCCAGCAACAACTATTTTTACGGATACGGCATTCGCTCGTACTTGATCGCCCGCTCGGCCTTGGCGCGGAAACCACGTGACCCGATAATCTTGATGTACCGATGCTTACGTGGCCGTGGGGCCAAATAGAAATCATCGCCGTATTTGTCACGCATGGCCTGCGCCCGATTCGGCACGCCACGAAACTGATCCGCGATGGTGATACCATGCAGATGCTCCATGCCCTTGACCGCCCAATTGGTGCGCTTGGCCGATAAGCCGTGGTAGGTGAAGCTGCACGCCTGATACACCACGCCACGGTGGCCCTGCTCGGTGTCAGCAAACGAGATCACGATGTGGTTGCCCCCGATCATCCGCATGCTGGCCGACACAAGCCTCGACGCATCGTTCTTGATGTTTTGATCCAGCACCAAACGGTTTAATTCCAACACGGACCCCGCAAAATCGGCACCAGCGATGCCATTGCGCAGTGGGCTGGAAGCTGGGGTGCCATAGGTCACACAGCCCACCAGTGCGCCGTCTCTGAACAGCCCAAAGGCATAACTGATCGAGGGCCAGCGGTGGGCGTAATGCACTCCCACCACCAGCCTCTCGCACTCCGCCCGCGTGATCCGCTTGACTGTCAAAACGGTACATCCCCATCGTCATACCAGATACCACACATGTTGGGCGCTGGGGAAGGCTGGGCCGCTGTCTCCAGCAGCCCAATCCACCGCATGAACATCACCAGTTCGGCGGACATCAGATGTCCCACCCGTTTTCATTTGCCGCGTGTTTGATCGCGACGATAATTTTTTGAGCATGGTCCCTATCCAACATCAATATCATATCGCGTGAACCCTCATTTTCATCCCATTGAAAAATTGTTATTGATTCTCCGTCCCACTCCACTTCTGTATCAAATACATCTTCAATCTGCATATTTTTATCCATCACAAGTCCTCCAAATGAAGAGTAATAACCCCACCCACTAAATCAATCCGCACCACGCCGATGCGGTTGTCAGTCGCGCTTTCATCTGCAGCCTTACGGCTTGGATGTTTGCGCATGACCAACTTAGCGGGATCATCATCTTGGTACACGTTGCACCAAACTTTGACTGTCTGCTCAATGCCACGGTACACCAAGCCGAATTTGTTTGGCTTTGTCTCCTGCGGCTGCCACACGCCGTTCTCGGTCAGCACTATCCAGCCGTGGGGCCACTCCAGAAGAGTGGCGCGCTCACGTTCCAAAAGCAACTCAAGTGGTTTGCTGTTTTTTGTGGGTCGAAAAACCATTTTACTCACTCCCAATTAAAAGTTGTAATCGTAAAACCGACGAGGCTCGTCGGACACCACGTAGCGGTCGCCATTGCGGTCATACCACTTGCCATCCTTGCGCTGTCGGATGCGGATCACAAGGCCGTCAGTGTTCGGGGTGATTTCCCACCGCTGATCCTCGCCATTGGCCACGTTGCCAAGGAACCCACCGCCGAAGAATTTCTTCTCCCACTCCAGTTCGACCGCCGCCATCTCGCGCACTTCAAGCAATTTTTCATTCACCACGCGGATCACCTCGTGGGGGTGGATGTCGGTCCAGCCGATCATGTTTGCGTATTTCGTCATGTTTTCTCTCCAGTTTGTGTTTCAGATGTGACCTCAATAACATCAACAACAGGCATTACAAGCAAAAAGTGGATAGTGACTTTATAGTGTAGTGGTCACTAAGAACTTTTTGATACCTAAGTCATTGATAAATATAAAAAATATAGATAGTATATAGTGTATATAGTATATAGTATATATATATATATATTTCTCTTCTTCTTCCTTTTTCTTTATATAGGGGGGGGGTACCTCCCTATCTATGTATCTGTGTATATGTGTATACTATACACTATCCACTCTAACTACTAATTACCCTCCGTAATATCGTTTGCATTCAATAACTTAAGCATGAAAAAGTGCGTAGCAGACCCCCACTACGCACTCCACTAACTACTCGCTATATGGCCTCCAATGCCGCCCAGACCTCCTGAACCCGTGTATCCCACCCGTCTGCATCTTCTTGGCAGGCATCGCAGTACCCCACCTCCCCATACGGGCAAACTTCTGGCGGCATACATTCGGGAAACAATTTCTCCGCCACCCTCCGCGCCTGCTCCTCGGTGAACCGTAATTCCCACTTAGCCATCTCAGCCCTCTTGCTCAGTTTCTAAAGTTGCAACATGGGTGTAATGATATTTTGGAAGAGCGGCTGCCGCCCTCTCGGCTCTCCCAATGTTTGTGTAAAACGAAACTTTGTACCCCTTGATGTCTTTGATTTTCTCTTCGTGATGCTTAACGCACACGGCTGGCCACTTTGCACAGAAATCATCAAAGTCGTCGTATGGCTCAAGCAAATCAGCGCCAATTTTTATACGCAACAAATCATCACTTTCAAAACAATTCACGCGCCACTCGTACTCTGCCATCAATACTCTCTTGCTTGAGTAATGGTCAGCGATTTGTTTGATCTCGCTGTCTCGGTTAAACTTTGACACCACGGCGTATGCATAAACGTTCCTGTCGGAAATCCGCTGGTGACGCTTACCGTCTGGGTCGCGGATAAAAAACACTGCCCGTGGCGGCTTTGGCTTTTCGATCATGCCGATGCGGGCCAAGGCATTTATGGCGTCCCTGATGTGCTGCGCCATCCCGTCCAAGACGATCCTGTCGTCATATACCTCAACGCCGTCGGTGTTTGCCGCATACTCCCGTGCGGCGTCGTTTGGCTTCACCTCAATAATAACCCTGGTCATCTCACGCCTCCTTTGCGTCTGGGTAAAGTCTGGCCTTGTGCGCTGCCGCCAAAGCCTCGTCGTGTCCATCAAGGGACCAATGAAACCGCGCCTCTTTGATGTCTTCTGCGGTCGGCTCCTTGTCGCCCTGCTTGTCCCACCAGATGTCGTCGGTGTCCCACCAATCAGCATAATAACCAAAGTCGCCGTCGATGAAGTGGTGTGTCTTTGTAACTCGCATATCTCTCTCCATAAATGATGGTGGGGGCCGAAGCCCCCAGTTGATTACTCTACCAAGCCTTTTGCTTTGACGCGGATCGTCTCGACCAGCACAGGCTTTTTGCACAGTTCGATCTCGGCGTCGGTCAGGAAGTTCTTGAGCAACGAAGCGTCGAGACGCATTTGCTCGGACAGGCTCAATTTGAGGTCACAGGTGACCCCGACGATGGTTTCCACGCCCATGGCCTTGATCTCGGCCTTCAGCGCATCCAGCGCCTTGGTTGCCGTGTCTGCGGCGTTCTTGAGGGCGGCGTAACGGTCTGCAAGGGTAACGGTCATTCTAATCTCCATCTGGTTGGCGAGGCTCACTGCCTCATGTGATCTATATAAATTATAATAATTGACATAACAACAACTATTTTCACTGTTGACGAAACTATTTTCACGTCATACAAGGACCGAACGGACATTAACATTAGGAGTGAAAAATGAAACATATCGTTGCGCAGAACCAGAAAACCCACTGGCGCATCATTCATACGTCGGCAAACTTCCCCGCCGAAAACGCGATCAGCTTCGCCCGCGCTCGGCTGAACGCATCGGGCCACGGCCCTGAAACGGTGGCGCTTGAGGTTTCCGAAGACTTTGACATCGGCAACGTCACGACCGAGCGCATGGTGGAAATCATCGCGGGTAACAAAGTGTTGGGTTTGTTCCCAGAGGTGGCAGCGTGATCCACAAAGCCCTGCTGACCGATGGGTCGGCCCTGTCCCTCTTGGCGCTTGCACACATTGAGCGCCACGACGACATCATCCGCGATCTGGAGAAGAAGATCGCCACGCTGTCGGCTGAGATTGATTTCTTGGCCGACCGCACCGCCACCAAGATCGTGGCCCCGAACATCACCTGCATCCTTGCCTTAGAAGAGGCTGGGATGCCACAAGCCGCATCAGTCCTAAGGAGAATGAAATGAAAAACATCAGCCTGATTGCTAAAGTGTGCCATGATGCAAACCGCTCATGGTGCAATGCCAATGACGATCACACCCAGCCAGCTTGGGAAGACGCGCCCGACTGGCAGATCGAAAGCGCCATTAATGGGGTTTATCATGCGCTGATTTATCCAGACGCCACGGCAGCGGAGAGCCATAGCGACTGGATGGCAGACAAAATCGCAGACGGCTGGGTATATGGCGAGGTCAAAGACCCTGTTGCTAAGACGCACCCTTGCATGGTCCAGTATGATGACCTGCCAGAGTTTCAGCGGAAAAAAGACGCGCTGTTCCTCGCCATCGTGAGGGCATTGGCATGACCGAAACTAAAACACTGACCCCAACAATGCGGCTGCGCTTTGTGGACAAGTCTACCAGCCCGCAGGCTTTCACACAAAAGATACTACAGCAATGTTTTATCGACGTTCAAACAGGCCGAAGCGAATGGGTGGATGTCCCGTTTGTTGGGCATATCAATGAGGTTGATCCATGACCGCACCTGACCTGAAACCCTGCCCGTTCTGTGGGGGTGACAAGAACATGATCTGCCGCACGGATTATGATGGACGAGATTCTTATGCAGTTTCTTGCCGATACCCCGAATGCCACGGGGGAATCTTTATGCTAGGCTACGGGTATTTTGCAGATAAAGATAAAGCCATTTCCGCATGGAACACCCGTGCTGTTGACCCAGCCGACATCCGTGAGGCTGCGCTGCGTGAGGCGTATAAGGTAATTCAGAAATGGCTTTATTGCGCTGATGCAGAGGAAGAAATACTCGCCCTGACTGGAGAGAAGAAATGATCCATTATCATGGCACACCGATTACGCCAGTAAATGTGCTTTTATCAGAAATGGCAGGCCGCAATTTCTGTGTGTCACACATGAGACCAGATGATGTGGCAAGAGCGCACCAAATTGGCCAAAGCGTCATGCTGGACAATGGGGCGTTTTCAAAATGGAAAAGTGGCAAGGCGACGAATTGGGCCAAATATTATGAATGGTGCGACGAGTGGCTTTCACACCCGACCACATGGGCGGTCATTCCAGATGTGATTGACGCGGGGACGCAAGAGCAAGACGCCCTATTGCGCGAATGGCCGCATGGGCAACGTGGCGCACCCGTCTGGCATATGGACGAACCTATAACGCGCCTTCTGCGCCTTTGCGATGATTGGGGCCGTGTGTGCATCGGGTCAACTGCGGAATACGCAACAGTCTTATCACCAACTTGGTGCGCCAGAATTGATGATGCATGGAATGAGATTTGCCAGCGTCATGCAAAACTGCCTTGGGTGCATATGCTGCGCGGAATGCAACTCTCTGGCATGCACTATCCGTTTGCGTCCGTTGATAGCACAGACATAGCCCAAAACCACCATCTACCACACCGATCCGCCCGCAAAATGGCCGACAGATGGGATTCGATGCAAACCCCCGCGCACTGGACACCGCGCCCAACCCAAATGGATTTAGCGATATGAAAACTGGATATTTAGCATTGGCGGCTTATGCCGCGACAATACCAGCGGCAAATTGGATGATTGGTCATGTTGGGAATTGCATCCCGAGTGGTCCTTGTTTGGTGCCTGTAGGATTAGGGTTATCAGCTCCCAGTGGTGTATTAATGATTGGTATCGCGCTGGTTTTGCGTGATATTGTGCATCGGTCATTAGGCGCAAAATGGGCTATAGGAGCAATTGCGGCTGGAGCAGTTATTTCGATCCAATTCGCGCCGCCAGCATTGGTAATAGCATCAGTTGCAGCGTTTCTCTTGTCGGAGTTGATTGACATGGCTGTTTACGCGCCGCTGCAGCGTAAGCATTTGGCGCTGGCGGTTTTGTTATCTGGAATTGCAGGCTCGGCGGTTGATAGTGCGGTGTTTCTGTGGCTGGCATTTGGGTCAATGGATTTTATCGGCGGGCAAATCTTGGGAAAGATTTGGGCATCCTTGGCCGCTGCAGTTTACTTTATAATTTATCAAGGAATGGGTGTAAAGGAGAGAAGAAATGACTGAAATTTTGATTATGCTGTGGGTCGTCACAGGGTGTGCTGGCGTACTTCACATGCACTACGTTGTGCGCCGAGAACTACATCGAATATATGGAAACAAGTATCCGATGGATGCGCCGCTGCTGGATCACATGTCGATACCACTGTTCGTCATATTCAGTGGTTTTGGACCAATCTGTTTTGTCGCCACGTTTCTCGCGTTTTCACGGAGTTTCTTCAAATGACACACATCAAATACCCAAACGAACTTGGCGCGCCAGTGCCAATCGAACCAAACTGGCAGAACGAGGCGATGCGGCAGAACGCCTTGCTGCACAGTGCAATGATGGGCAGCGCAAACGCAGAAGCCCGCGCCATTCAGTTAGAATTGGAGCGTGACGCCCTGTTGCGGGTTGTGACTGACAACCATGTGGCGCTGACTCGCGCTGAAGACGCAGAGGCGAAGTTGGCGCGATTGGAAAACGATAATCACCGTTGGAAGGTGGAGTGCGAGGAGTTTTGGCGTGAGCGCGAAGAAGCCGCCGAGGCCAAGCTGGCTAAGGCTGTGAAGGCGTTGCGGTCTTATGTATCTAAAGAAAAAGGTGTTTGTAATACCGCTGACGCCGTGCTGGATGAACTGGAGAAAACAGAATGACAGATGAAGAACTGATTAACAGGCTGCTCTCTGATGTGCAGTTAAATGAGGTAGCAGAAATTGCCGCAAACCGCATTAAGGAGTTAGTGAAGGAAGTGGCTGAAGCCGATGCCCGCGCCCTGCGATACAAATCAGAACGTAATGGGCAGGCGCGCAAAATCAGTGACGCGCAGAGTTTAGACACGGCCAGCTTTGAGGCCGAGCAGAAGATCGTCAACCAGCGCGGGGAGATCAACATCCTGCAGGCACGCACCGAAACAGCAGAGGCCAAGCTGGCTAAGGCTATGGAGGCGCTGCGCTATGTCGTTTCGGTTAAGGGATTAACTGATCCAATTGAGCATGGCTATGATGCGATAAAATTCGCCCGCGCCGTGCTGGCTAAACTGGAGAAAACAGAATGATCACCATCTGGACCATCATGGTCATCACCTTTGGCGCTGGCCCATTTCAAGGCTACGAGACGTTCTTGCCTTTTAGCAGCAGCAGCATCTGCGGCGAAAACATCATGCCAATGCGCGAAGAACTTGAGGCCGACGGCCTTGAGATTGAAATGATTCGCTGCATCAAAACCACAATCGAATCAGGAGAAATTGAATGATCAAGATCGAAAAAGGAATACCCGTGGGACTGCCGCGCCACAAGCACACGGAGTTTTATGAGATTTTCAAGTGCATGGTGGCTGGCGACAGCTTTGCTTTAGCAGCCAATACCCCAGAAGAGAAGCGATTTGCTCGAACGGTTCACTCAACGTTTTGCAATTATGGGAAAAAACATGGGTGGAAAGTCTCCTGCCGCACCGTTGATGGCGTGACGCGGAACTGGCGGGTATCTTGATGCCGCAGCACAAACGGCCACCGCCGACGCCCGAAGAGTTGGCGGTACTCACCACGCACACCCTCAAGCAGTCTGCGGCAATCCTCGGCCTGTCCTATGACAGGGTAAGGCGCATCTGCGTAGACAACAACGTGCAATATATCAGGCTGCGGAGCGTTCCCTCACATGAATGGGGGAATGCCTCAAAGCGCGCACGTCGCATGTGGTTGGACGGCAGCACTATCTATGAAATATCTAAGCAAACGCGAATGGAGTTAGACAGGTGTTGTCAAATGGTCGGCATCTCCACAATACCAAAATGCCTGTTGCATCTAAAGCGCGACGTGGTGGATTGGATATTGCTGCAAATGCCTAGCGGAGATATGGGCATAGACGAGTTTATCGGAATTTTGCTGACCGAGATGTACGAAGAAGATAAATAAAAAAGGGGGGCAAAAATGCCCCCCTCACTTATTTTGGCCAATCGTGCGGCCTGTATCCACGCATATACGCATCCATCAGCCTGATCATCCGTGGCGCTGGCTTTCGGTGCTGAGAACTGCCCTCGGTTAATTCCATCTTGCGGATGGTAGAGGCGTCGGTGTCCAGCATCTGCGCAAGCCCTGAGACGGACAGAAGCAGCCTGTGGCGTGTCTCCTTAACCTCACTCGGACTCATTATCAGCATCCGCCATCTGGTTGCCCACCTCAAGGGCAATGGCAATTGCGCGCTGCGCCAACTCTGTGGGTGACAGGGTTGTGTTTGACGCGGCCCCCTGGAGGGCCGCAGCGACGAGTAGCATAAATCTGTCCATCATCATTACTCCTTGTATTCGATGATATTGGTGGAAAGCTTGCCCATCATTTCTGTGAGCGGGTTCAGGAACTCGACTTCGATGCCGATCTCACGGCCCTTGTCGATGATGCGGCCAAGCGAGGCGATGAAGTCATTGCGCTTGGCCTCTTGGATGGACGGAAGGCCGTCAGCAAAGGTATTTGCGCGTGCAAACAGCACTTCAAAGCCTTCTTTCACGGTCCCGTGGTAAAACTGGTCCTTGCTGGATTCACAAGCCGCCGTGCGGTATTCCAGATTGATGGTAAGTTCATATCCGATCCAACGGATGTAGGACGTAACCTTAGGCATGTAGTAGCCTTTGGCTGCAATTTTTTCTTCCAACGCCATTGCTGCAGTCATAATTTCAGAAGGTGTCATCGTAATCTCCATATTGGCGAGGCCCATTGCCTCTGGTTCAACTATTATCGTGTGGCAATTGCCCCGTCAACATCTATTTTCACACTAAGATGTACCGCGTGATGGTTTTCTTTGTAAACTTGTGAATTGAGTCCTGCGTCTTGGCATGCCTACCGTCAACCATCTTCTGCAGGCACGTCTCAATGTCTGCGCGCTTGAACGGGCGACACTTGTTTACGATCACGCCCAGCGTCTCACCCTCGTCGCCTGATATGGCGTTTGCAATCCGCGCCCGTAGAGCCTCGCCAGGGGCGTCTTTCATGCGGTCATTGGATACCACAAGGCGCATCTTCTCGATGATGTCCCGCTTGATCAGGGCGTAGGCCCAACGCACATGCTGCTCGGTGCGCAGCCCTTCGGGGATGGACAGTATGAATGACACCTTGGCCACCTGCTCGTACCCACGCAGAAACAGCGCCTCAAGGCCCGCTCCAGACTTGTTCTGGTCCGCCAGCATGTCGAACACGTCGGCCACCTGATTGAGCATCTTGCGGGCCTCTGCCGATGTCGGGATGACGATCTTCGGCCCGTAGTATTCGATCCGCGCACCTTTGCCACCCGTCATATCAAAGCTGCCCCCAGACGCGATCTGGCGCAGGGTGTTCTGCATCTTCTCTGGCATATCAATCTTCTGCCAATTTTTCTTACGTGGTGGCGTTGTGTCCCGCTCGGTGCATAGGATGGCGCGGGCGATGAACCCGTTTGTCGCCGTCTCGAAGGTCACCATGTTGTCAAAATTGTGGTTTGTGGTGAAACCAGACATCGACAGAAACGGCTTTTCAATTCCCTGATCAATGTTGTCGATCTGGTGCTGCAGGCTCACCATGCGCCGATCAAACGCAGGCTTCGGCCCGTGTTCCTCAATCGCCTTCTCAAGCTGCATCATCTCCTTACGCATGGTGGATTTGACCTCGTCGCCCATGTCACCACTCAACAGGAAAAACTCGTCACCCTTGGAGTACACCGACATCAGCGTGCCGAATATGCCTTCAAGATATTGCGCGCCGCCCTTCTCTTGCGCGTTCTTAACCTTGTTTAGGAAGAACCCGATCTCATCAATGATGTAAAAGCTGGGCTGGTTTCTGACGAGGTTTCGGACGATCTCTTGCTCTGACTTGATTGAGCCGTGCGTGGCTGCCGACAGGTCACAGATTTTGTGGATTTCCTTGACTGCGCCCTGTACGGCCTCCTTGCCGCTGCCAGACCCCGCTACGTTGAACACAAACAGGTTTGAGGTGACGTTGTCCATGTCATCGACGTACTTGCTGTTGCAGATGTTCCCCAGCGCGAAGATCGCGCCCATGACTGAAAGCCTTTCCCGCTTCCGTCGCGATCTGCTTTCAATCCACTCCGCGATCTGGCCAGCGAGGCCTGGGGGACGCAACAGGTCGATGTTGCTGATGTCGATGTCAACAAGGTCCGCTTCCTCGACTGGCGCATCCTCAAACTGAATGGTTGGCGTGAAGGTGACGGGCCTGACCCAGCCGCCCTGCTCGGCGTAGTGGACCAGCGTGGCTAGGGTGACGGGGTTTGATGATCGGCCAAACGAGTGCCACTTTTTCTGCATCTCGTCAGAATCGTATTTCAGGCTCTGCGCGCTCCACTTGTCCCAGACGGCAAATGCGGACCCGCCAGAGGCATGGTGAATCGACATGCCCACTTTAACCCAAACCTCATACTCGTCGTACAGATCGACGTGTGACGCCATGTCAGCCAAGTCTTGATGGGACACGTCGATGTCGATGCCATTCACTTCGGTGCGGTGCTTCTCAGGCACGCGCAGGGCGTCCAGCAGGCTGGCGGGGCATTGGTCGATGTCGTCGATTGACCCGTACAAAATCTCGTACCGATTACCACTGGCGTGCATCGATCCAGCGCCCACGACAAACGCCGCGCCGCTCTTGAAGTCGATGCCCTTATACTTGTTGAGTTTCGACACCAGAGACGTGCCACTCGGCACCGTGAAATACAGGTGCTTTGATCCGCCGCCCGATCCTGTGCCGACAATCAGCCCAGAGCCTGCGACTTCAGGGTGGTCAGCCAGAAGATCGGCATAACCCTGCAGGCCACCGTTTCGGGCGTCAACGTCAACGACCACGGTGTCCTTGTTTAGGACGAGGCCCCACCCCGTCTTGAAGTGGCCCATGAGTTCCATCGTCTCAAACTGCTCCTCGGACCAGCATGGCGTGTGCTGCCAGTTGCTGACGCGTGGATGTTTGAACAGGCTCTTCTCTGGACAGTGTGGGTTGCCACATTCGCACTTTCCGTCGGGGCCACGGCCATGAAGGCCGAATACGCTGTATCCTGCCTCCCAGAACTCACGATATTCCATAATTCATCCAAACAGGTGCGCTGACAGCGTTTCAAGTGTATCGCGGTTCGGCTTGGTCTTACCGTGGGCAATTTTCCAAACCGTGTTATAGTGCAGGCCAGTCTTTTCTGCCACAAAGGTTAAGTATCTGCCAACTAAGGCTTTTTTTACCAAATCCAACAGTTCATCATCATCGAGCATTCTTTTTTCCTCAAAAGTGTGTGGTGTGTGTGTTGACATACCCACATTAGACCCGTATGGTCAAGCCCGTAGAGAAGAAGAAAAGGAGAGAAGATGAGTATTCTTGCTACTGCGGGAAAACCGCAAAAACGCCCAGTGGCGATCACCATTCTTGGTGACGCGGGCCTCGGTAAGACAAGCCTTGCCGCTACGTTCCCAAAGCCAATCTTCATCCGATCAGAGGACGGACTTATGTCTGTGCCTGACGCGATGATGCCTGATGCGCTACCGCTGATCAAGTCTGTTGAAGACTTGTGGGGGCAGTTGACGGCTCTGATCCGTGATGAACATGAGTATCAGACCCTGGTCATCGACACGGTCACCACGCTGGACACGATCTTCACGGATCACGTCCTTGATACGGACCCCAAAAAGCCAAAGAGCCTCAATCAGGCCCACGGTGGGTATGGCGCTGGCCGTGACATGATTGCCAGTCTGCACCGCCGTGTCCGCAACGCATGCGGCATCCTGATGGACAGGGGCATGAACATTGTGTTTGTCGCCCACGCCGAGACGGTTCGGATCGAGCCGCCAGACGCAAACGCATACACCAAATATGCCATGCGGATGAACGAGAAGTCCACCCTGCCGTACATCGACAACGTGGACGCCATCGGCTTCATCCGACTTGAAACCTACGTCGTTGGCGACGGCGACCTGAAGAAGGCCCACTCTGATGGCACGCGCCAACTTGTGTGCCACGCGATGGCCGCAAACGTCTCAAAGAACCGTTTCGGTATCAACGAGCCAATTACTTTGGAAATCGGGGTCAACCCGTTTGCCCAATACCTGCCGAAACCCATTAAAGTTAAGAAGGAAGACGTGAAATGAGCGATTTTTGGAAACTGTCAGACAACACTGACCTCAAGGACGAAGAAAACAACGGCGCGTTTGACGCTGGCGGTGGCAAGATTGAGGTCATCCCAGAGGGGACGCAGGTTCTGGCCGCAATCGACGAGGCGAAGTGGGACCGCAACAACGACGGCGACAAGTTTATCAGCATCCGCTGGACTGTTTTGCAGCCAGAAGAGTTGGCCAACCGCAAAATCTTCCAAAAGCTGTGGGTTGACGATTATGAACCAGCGGCGTTGAAAAAGGGCGAAGACAAGGCCAAGGCGAAGCGCGACAAGGCAAAGCGCATGCTGATGGCAATCGACGCCAACGCGGGCGGAAAGCTGGCTGCCAAGGGTGCCATGCCGACAGACATCGACCTAACGTCGTCCCTGACCATGAAGCCGATGGTCATCAAGGTCATGGTGTGGCAGCAGACAGACCGCATGACTGGCGCGCTGATCGAGGGCAACTGGGTCGGCGCGGTCGCGCCAAAGAACGCCGAGCGCACCAGCCCAGAGGAATTGGCAAAGCTGCAGGCGTCTCAGGCGAAGGCGTCGGCTGGGCGTGGGTCGTCAAATAAATCGTTGGACGACGACTCAATCCCATTTTAAGGGAATATCTTGACATATCCCGTTATGGCCCCTATTTTGGGGCCATGACACACACATGCAAGGTCTGCAACGTGACAAGTGACGTTGCTGAGTTTTACACTGGGGTAACAAATCGGTGTAAGGAATGCCACAAAAGAAAAGTAAAGGAGAACAGAGAAGAAAAACTTGATTATTATCGTGAGTATGACGCCAAAAGGTTTCAGGAAGACCCGAAAGTAAGAGAGCGCCACAAAGAATATAAACGTACACCCGCTGGTAAATTGTCTGTGGAAGCCAGCAGAATTAAGTGGATAGAAAAATCTCCAGAAAAACGTGCCGCTCATGTTATTCTTGGAAATGCGGTCAAAAATGGACTTATTGAAAAGCCGAATTTCTGTTCAAAATGCGGAAAAAAAGAGGTGAGTAGGCGCATCCACGCTCACCATCATGATTATACAAAACCAGTGGATGTGATATGGCTTTGCGTTCAATGCCATAAAGATGAACATAAGGATTAAATATGGAACAGAGATCACAAGAATGGTTCGACGCCCGCAAGGGACGCGTCACAGGGTCAATGGTGGGGGCTATCCTCGGCCTTGACCCCAACTGCACCCGCGAGGAGGCGATGCGCCGCATGGTGCGTGCCTATCACGGCGCGCCGTCAGAGTTCGTCGGCAACATCGCCACCCAGTGGGGTGTCACCCACGAGGACGAGGCGCGTGAGGCTCTTGAACGTCACATGAATATCCGAGTAAAGCCAGCAAGTTTTGTTGTACATCAAAAGCACAACTGGATCGGTGCCAGCCCAGATGGATATATTGATAAATATTCAGTTGTTGAAATAAAATGCCCATTTGGCATCAGAAATGACGAAAACCCAGCGTTCAAAACCATTGAACAGCAACCGCATTATTATGCCCAAATGCAAATCCAGATGTTTGTTACAGATAGACATTATAGTCATTTTTGGCAATGGACCCCACATGGGAACGTACTGCAGGTAATTACCTACGACTTGTTGTGGGTCTACGAAAACCTGCCAAAGCTTGAGGCGTTCTATCAAGAATTTCTGGCCGAGTGCGACGAGCCAGACGAATATCTTGAAGACAAGCGCGCCACTGTGGACACCCCACGGGCGTTGCAGATGGTGGCCGAGTACAACGACCTCCAGGATGCCATCGCACGGGCCGAAGAGCGCAGTAAAGAACTTTTGGAAAGCATTGTTGAGATGTGCGGCGGTGAGAATGCTGTATTTGGCGGTAAGAAACTGACCAAGGTTGAAAAGGCTGGCGCGATCTCATACGCAAAGGCGATCAAAGAACTTGCCCCAAATGCCAACCTTGAGCCGTGGCGTGGTAAGCCGTCCAAGTATTGGACCCTGAAATGACACTGCGCCCGTACCAGCAGGAATCCCACGACGCCATCATGTCGTGGGTGAAGACAAGCCGTTCCCCATGCTGCATTGAGGCGGCGACAGGTGCGGGCAAGTCCCACATCATCGCCGCCGTGGCTGAGTCGATCAACAAGATGTCTGGGGGCAAGCATATCCTGTGCTTGGCCCCATCCGCCGAGTTGGTGGTGCAGAACGCTGACAAGTACAAACTGACAGGTGCCAAGGCGTCCATCTTCAGCGCATCCGCAGGACAGAAAAGCCTACGGTATCCCGTTGTATTCGGGACGCCCGTGACTGTCAGCAACGCCATATCTCGCTTTGGGAACCAATTTGCGGCGGTGATAATAGATGAATGCCACGGGCTGACCCCAACGGTCAAATCCATCATCGACGCCATGCGGGACGCCAACGAGAACCTGCGCGTGATTGGCCTGTCTGCTACGCCATACCGTATGAACACGGGATATGTGTTCAACAAGTGGCCAGACGGCACGCCTGTGGCAGAGTGGCAGACCAAGGCCCCCTATTTTGCCGCCTGCGTTCACCGCATCAGGGCAACTGAACTTATTGAGGCTGGGTATCTGACGCGGCCATATGTGTCTGAGACGGGCGGTGAAGCCTATGAGACGATGGCAATGGAGATCAACACCACGGGGAAATTCAATGCCTCTGATGTTGACAGGGCATACCACGGGCATGGCCGCAAGACATCCCTGATTGTGGCCGACATCGTCACCCGATCCGCAGACCGCAAGGGTGTGATGATCTTTGCGGCCACCGTGCAACACGCCCAAGAGGTCATGGCCAGCCTGCCATCCAACCTGTCGGCCCTCGTTACAGGAGAGACACCAAAAGTCACGCGTGACAGCATCTTGCGCTGCTTCAAGGCGCACCAGATCAAGTACCTCGTAAACGTTTCGGTCCTCACCACAGGGTTTGACGCGCCGCACGTTGACGTGGTGGCCCTCCTGCGTGCCACTGAAAGCGTCGGCCTGCTGCAGCAGATCATAGGCCGTGGCCTGCGCTGGGACGAGGGCAAGAACGATTGCATGATTTTGGATTACGCCCAAAACATCGAGCGCCATTGCCCCGATGGGGACATATTTAACCCAGAAATCAAGGTTTCTGTTTCGGGCGGTGAAATGTCAGAGTTGAAGGCTGTCTGTCCGCTGTGTGAGGCCGAAAATACGTTTGCGGCGCGGCCAAATTTTGACGGATACCAGATTGACATTCATGGGCATTTTCTCGACCTCGACGGAAACCCCATTGAGACGGAGTGGGGGCCAATGCCAGCGCACTTTGGCCGCCGTTGCCGAGCCACCGTCAACGTGGCGGGAGACGAGGTCCAGTGTTACCACAGATGGACATTCAAAAAATGCGGCGCGTGTGACGCTGAAAATGACATAGCGGCGCGGTATTGCATTGAGTGCAAGGCGGAAATAGTTGACCCCAACGAAAAGCTGGCCGTTGACTTCAAGAATATGAAAAAAGACCCAACACGCCGCCAAACCGACGAAGTAGTGGAATGGAAAGAGCGCGATCACATCTCAAACTCTGGAAAGGCCACGCGCAGGGTTGACGTGGTCACCCCTTATAGGTCATTCTCATTCTGGGTGTTGAAAGAGCCGACGTTCCACAAAGCCAGAATCCAGAAGGCCCTGTTTGACAATCTTGGCGGGTCAGTACCCAAGACAATTACATATGCAAAAGACGCCGACAGCGGTTTCTACAGCGTCTTTGCTTACAATGAGAGTGCAGATGAAAGTCCCCAGCGACCTAAAAGTATACGGTGACATGGACTTCCGAGGGAAATGCCCCTCGGAGACTCTGGAACAGGTAACTTTTTTTGCAAGGGTTCGGCGTCACCATCCTAAATATGGCGCAATTGCCATACACCCCCGAAACGAGGGGAAGCGCACGCACCTGCAGGCGGCTAAGGAAAAGAGCGAGGGGATGACAACGGGCGCGACCGACATCATCATACCATCAAATCCCAGCTTTGTGTGCGAGTTGAAGCGCCGAGATCACATGCTTTCTTCCCTTCATCAGGCTCAGATTAATTACATGCGTGCGGCGCAGGATGCAGGATGCTTTGTGTGTATCGCGCTGGGCGCTGATGCTGCGTGGCAGGCGTTTGGGGAGTGGCTTGATGCTAAAGCCAAGTGAGCGTATTAGACGCGTGTTGACTGGCAAGGTAAGGCTTGAAGACGAGGACGACTCGATCCAATCCGTGTGCAGCAAACATATCTATGATGGGGCAATCTCCATCTTATCCATGAATGGAAAGGTGGCGAGACAAAACGCGCTGTCCAGACTGCCAGAATTAATCCGACCCCACGTTGAAAACGAGGTGTGGAGGATTTACAAAAAGAGGAATGCACGATGAAATTTTATATTACTCTGAACATGCCGTCACGAAGCGGAAATTCTATTCACCAAGTGATCGGTGAGCATGAAGCTGAATCTGTACATGATTTTGTCTATACCCTGAATGAGTGCGACTTTATTGTCGTTGAGGAGTTTTACCGAAAGCAAGATGGCGGCGGGTATTACAGCGTGGGCGATGTAATTTTGAACACGGCGCACATCGGCAAGGTTAAGGCATCTGAAAAATGAACCATAAAAAGAAAGTCCCCACAATCACGCGCAGCTTTAAGCACCCACGGGTGGCATATATAATCATACCAATTGGGATGGTGCCTGACATCCCATTTGTTGACGTTATGGTAAATCAGTATGGTGACATCGCGCTCAAGTTTCACGAGGGTGGTGATTCCGTTGCCAACAAGACCAGCAAACAAAGCGCGACCATTCGTATTACGTTCCCCGCATCAGTAGTTGAGAGCCTACCCATTGGCAGGTTCAACTGTGACCTTGTACGCAGCGGCGGTGACCTGTACAGGGTTGTGTGGGTTTAATCTTTACCTAAACACTGCAAACGACATACCGCCGCCCGTATTGGCACCGTTTGCCATTGTGAAGCCTGTAGTAGTTTTGCTTCTTATATGGGGGTAACGAGTGTTACTCTCGCCGCCAAATCCGCCAAGGACAACAGAATAGTTTGCGTCCTGCATTGCTGTGGTGAAAGTCACAGTGGTCGGGTTTAAGCCGCTAATTGATGCTACGTTTCCGCCTGAAACAAAATTTCCACTTGCATCGCACGTACCCCACGCACGGCAGGCAAATATTGGGGCGCTGCCAGAGGCGTTCAGTCCTTGACGAAGGTTTAATGGCGTCATAAGCGTTGTGTTATCGGTGCCTGCAACCGCCTCAGTCTGTGTGGCCACGCCAGAAACAGCGCCCTTGCCAGACAGGTTTAGGGTGGAGCCTGTGATGGCCCCGTAGTACAGCGTGCCAGCAATGGTCTGGCTGGTCAGGGTAGCTGGAACCACAAAGGTCACAGACCCAGCCGATGACGCCGTGACGGTCCACACGCCATTGTATCCCGTGGGAGTGACACCTTTGACGCTGATAACCTGCCCGACGGCAATCAAATACCCGCCAGAGAAAGTGATGGTGGCGTTGGTTCCAGCGCAGCTTGCGTTTGCGGTGGCGAAGCTGTTACCGATGGCAAGGCTTTGCAGCGCCGACGGTGATTGTGTATCCACAAAAAAAACAATATTTCCGTCCGAATACACCGTGCGGGTCTGGCCATTTGGAATGGATACACTGGTGGCGCTGGCGGCATTCTTGACAATCAGGTTGTGGACGTTTGAGGCGCTCTGGTTGACCACCACCCACTGGCCAGAAACACCAATTGGAACGACAAACGTAACGTCAGCCGTGAACGCCAAAGTGTCAGACTTCAGGCACATGCTCTGAACTTGTGTGGTGTTTAGGGACACGTTGCCAGATGTACCAACCACATTTGCGTAATCTCCCAGCGCCCTATCAAGGACCGTGGAGTTGTCATTGATGGGAGTACCCCACCCTGCAGAGCCAAGCGCTGGTTGGCTTAGTCCTTTGTTTGTAGTTGCCATCAGATGCTCCTATTCGCAATTTCCAAGGCGCTGGCCACTGACTCATCAGGCGTGTTCAGCAGGCCCTCTGTGTGGGCGCTCAGGCCCCTCTTAGCACGTTCTGCGGCGCGAACCAACTGGTCTGCTGCCATTTCGTGCGACGACACGCGACCGCCCGATTTGCGGCCTTCGCGGTCAAGGTAAAGAGATGATGCTGCACCCCTTACGGCAGGCGCAACCGCACTTGATGGTATCTGTCTGTTTACAAGCTGATTCCCAAGATACTTTTGCACAGTGGGCCGCATTGCTTGTTGCATTACCAGTCTGCGCGCAGCATCGGCAATAGGAATACCTACCGCACCCAATGTGGTTAGGGCCGTGCCAACTGGGCCTAGCCCAAGATATGATGCCGCTTGAACCGCACCGATGGCCGCTGGAATGGATGACAAGCCCTCTGCTAGGGGAAGAGAAAGAGAACCGCGCAGCGCCTGATTTCCACGGGGCGCTGGAAGCGGTTTTGCAGCAAGAACTCCAGACTGGGCCAGATCGCTAATTTCACCCCTTTTTCCAGTGATTACGCCGCGCCGATCCTGTTTTGTGACAGCATTTATGAGGTCTTGGGGGGTTACGATACCCATAATGCCACGGGCCTTATTCGGCTTTAAAGCGTCTTCCATTGCAAGGAAGTTGCGATACTGGTCACGAGACTGTCGCCATGCTGTCATTCTTTCTGGCTGGCCAACCGCCATCATGGAATTTTCGATAGCATCATCAAGCGAAGACCTCATAGAGTACGCAGCATCAGCAACAAAATTGTCGTTGCTGTAAAGCTGTTGACCCAAGTTTCTGCGCCATTCCGCCATTTGCGTTGCTGAAATAGGCTGACCCGTCCTTGCGGCATTGTTAACCTCATTGGCAATGTTTTCTATAATTTCAGGCCGAACAGTTTTGTTCGTGTTTGCAATGTAATCCTTTTTTATCTTGAAAATATCGTCAATCAGAGAAAACGTTGGGCGCACATCAATGCCAGCGACAGAGTCGTTCATTCGTTTTACAATGTCATCTTTTGCCTCATCCATAGCATCTTGCGTGGCAAGTTTTGCATTGCTTCCCAGTGTTCTCATGGACGCTTCTGTAAACTGCTGCATCTGAGGGCTGTTTGGCGCTGCGCCAAAAAATGCCTGCCCAAGGGCCGTGTCACCCTCCGCCGCCAAGATTGACGGTGATCCAGTCTTCTGGCCTGCCGTTACATTCACACCAGCTTTTTTAAGAGTGTCCGCTGCGGCCAGCAATTCTGGTGCCGCCCCGCCGCCAGGTGAAATCAGACGGCGACCCATCCCCTCAACAATGTTAGACCCAAATCCGCCAAGGATGGCCCCAGCCAATCGGGCCGCTGGTTCGACATATTTATTGCTTGAACCTTCAAAGGTCTGGCCAAGAAATTCACTTCCAAGTGCGGGTAGAACAGCGCCCGTGATAATGTTTCGCGCAATCCCGCCAGGACCAGCCATTGCACCAGGGATAAACTCTCCAACGGCACCCGCATATTTTCCAGGGGTGGTTTTTGATTCGTAACCCATAACCGATGGAAAATTACGGGTCATAGCCTCTTTGGTGGTTTCACCGTTTATAACGCGGGACATGCCACCTGGCATTGTGGCAAGCATACTACGCTCCGCAAATTCTGGGATGTCATACCCCGTGGCACGTTCTGCCATACGCATGCCGCCCTGCAAGAGATTACTTGGCAAATCAGCAAAGGAGGTGGCACCCTTGACAAGGCGAGAGCCAAAGGATTTCACAACATCCATGCCAGTATCAGCCAAACTAGGGGGTGCTTCACTGGTGACTTTGTATTTGAAGTCAGGAGAAACATTTTGATTGACTTCTGGTTGGTTTATCTCTGGGGTCACAACCTTATACTTAAAGGGAATTTCTCCATTGCCCTGAGTTAGATCGGCCATCTCTTATTCCTCTCTCTGCCCAATTCT